ATATTCCCGTCCGACTCACAGGACATAACTGTTGATAAGTTAAACTTCAACTTCAATAAGCTGTTAGCCCTTGGTGTGGGAGATCAAGGAGAAATAGGAGCAGCCGGTTCACAAGGAGCAGCCGGTCCAGTCGGTCTTTCGGGTCTTCAAGGACTTAGAGGTAGCACATGGTTCGTTGATGCAGGTGATCCTAACTCACTAACTTTTGTGGATCTAATCGATCAGGATCTATACTTAGACACCATCACCTTTTCTGTTTGGCAATATGATGAGGCTACTACTACATGGACACAAGTCTTAAACTTTAGTTCAATCATTAACTATTACATATCCCTTTCTCCTTCTCCTTTTAATAGGGGATTCGGAATAGGCTCTCCACAAGACGATAGATTTATTACCTTTAATCGTAGAGGAAACGATTATGTAAATTCACAAAATGATATCACTAGAGGTTCATTCAACACAGCAGACAGCGATATTCTATTGCTTACCAACTTTAATGAGAGTACTATAGCTAATGCAATAGGCTTTCCTAACTTCCCAGCCTCATCTGGTGACATGTTTGATGCTCTATTAAAAGTATATGTTAACCATAGTGAAGGTGCGTCTGAGGTGACTGGAAGGTATCACTTAGAAATGGGATCTTTGTACTTGGATCAGAGTTCACCGGCTGAACCTACTCTTTCCTTGTTGAAACATAACATGAAAAGTAAGTTCAAAAAGAATGATGTAACCTTAACTACTGGAATACCCTCAACCAACGCTTGGGTAAACATAGCACAATTCTCTCTATCTGTTCCTGAACCAGAACCAATTACTGGAATAGACCAAAACGGAATATTTGAATTCGTGATGCCTAAGTGGAACAACGAAGGAACTACTATTCAGGACGAGGTACGCGTTTGGATGGGATCAACTGAAGGCATGAGCGAATATGTAGGTCTTACAGTAAAGGAAATAGGCGACGGTATCGTAATAACTGATTTGACAACAGCGGCTTCATTCGGTATAATGAAGGGACTAGGAAACAACTTTAACGTTAACTACACAAATGACGATTTCTTTCTTATAAACACAAACGGTCTTGATGGAGTCTTTATCAATAGTAAATTAGTACAAACAAACGGTACTCTAGACGTTATCCATACTAATGGCGCGCGATTTGTTTCTAAGACAGTATTGGGCTTAAGCAACGACTCAAACTCAAACAAAGACCTTTCTTCCATCTTTTCGAACGGAAACATCCTGATAAGCAGTTGGGCAGGCGGTTTTGGGGTTACTGCTTCAAACGCTGATGCAAATAGGGGAGGTATACTAAAAATAAACCAGCTAGACTCTGCTCTTACTCTGATTAAAAGCACTACTCTAAACTCGGTGTATCCGACTACTGGTGGAGTGACCTATGACAACCATGGTCACCAAAGCAGTCAAAAGTATGCAAGTTTTCCGACCACTCACCTAACTTGTGTAGATTTTGTAGGCAAGTACATGTACGCGACTAGAGTAAGACCTCAAAACTATATTGGACTTGTTGGTTTTAATGAGAGCTACGAAACTTTAATCGTTGCTGAGCTAGATTCAAACGGTAACCAACTAAGACCGATAGGTTTTTGGGGAGATTCAGGATCAAGTGATGAGTACTATGCAAAAAAGGTACAAGTAGTCGGAAGCGCAGCGTATGTTCTTACTAAAAAACAAACAACTAGTGACTGGACATCTACTGACTCTTATTTACATGCAGTAGACATCACAGATCCTACTAATCCTGCCACATTAGACAAAGTAACTACTACATCAGACGATAATTACTTGGATTTTACAATTCAGGGAGAAAGAGCCTTTATCTCAGTGTATGATGATGCAGCCACTGCATTATTAATAGTTAAGGTTGATTTACACAACCCGTTAAGTTTGACTACTGGTGGAGCACCGACTACTGTCGTTGCTAGTGGAGCAACTGAAAAACCTGCTCCAATAAAGACTGACGGCACTAGAGTTTATTTAGGGTACGGCAACAAATTATACGCATACACTTTAGATAACGCAAACAATCAAACTTTAACTTCCTTAATTTCTGGAGGATATACGATAGACGCAGATTTAAGAATCAGTGATATTATAGTAAATGGAGAATACGTTTATGTTCTTGGAGAAAATACTTCGACTGGCTTTGGAGAGCTCTACACTCTAGACATAACGACAATTGCCACCCCAATAGTTGTAGGTTTTGATTCTAGATCTACCCTTACTGCTCCTGGAAAAATGACTCTAGTTGGAAACAAGATCTATGCTACTAGCTCTCAAGGAACGGGCGGACTTTCTACTACTGATGGTGGAATCTCCATATTTGAGCTAGATGGAATTGTTGCTCCTACCGCAAGCATAAGTGCAATCAAGTCAAACGAAGTAAAGATCACAAATAACTTATACGTAGGCGAAAAGCTTGACGTAGGAAATTCAATAAACGTAGGAAGCGGCGGAGTATACATCGATGAAGGTAACGGATTAGCAGTAGACGGTCCTGTTAAGATTCTGGGAGAGCTTGAAGTCTTAAGTGGAAACATCAACTTTTCTCAGTTTTCTAGAGTCAGCGTTAATCAATCTTCCTCACAAACGATAACTTCTAACCTATCTACATTCTACACAGTCGACTTCAATACAGAAGACTATGATACTTTATCCGAGTTCAACCTAACATCCAATAGGTTTACTGCAACTTACGACGGATATTATCAATTTGAGTTTAGGTCACTATTAAGACATGCAGTAGCTCTTCAGTCGCACATATTCGTAAATAATCAAACCAAACTAATCGATAGTGATTCAAACAATTATTTCTTAGATCTGCTTTGGGAAGTCGCTGCGGTTGATGTAGGTGGCCCACCCGTCCTTTTAGAAAGAACCTCTCAATACTCTATCTCTGGAAGTAAAACAATATACCTGTCGGCTGGTGACTGGGTAGAAGTACAGACTCAAAGCTATGCGCTTGACCCTGCTAGCGCAGCTATCAATATGGGAATATATGCATCTGAGTTAACAATAAATAGAATAGGATAACCATGAATATTTACACAAGACTTAATCCAACTGCCGTTCCTTTTGAGGACGTGATCTTAGAGAAAGGAGAGACGACCTTCATAGTTGTCAAATGGAATACTGAAAAGCTAGGAAATCAGCCTAGTCAACAGGAGCTACAAGACATATTCGATGAGTTTTCTTCGTATTATTCTGACTATGCTATAAACCGTCGTATGGAATATCCTCCAGTGGCAGATTACATTGACGGCGTGGTTAAGGGAGACCAAGCCCAAATTCAAGACTATATTGATAGGTGCCTAGCAGTTAAGCAGAAATACCCTAAGCCTTAAAGCCACTGATTTAGGTTGAATGGCATAACTCGTTCAGCTATCAAAAGTCCCTGAATTTCCAATATTAGGTTTAGGTCTAGTGCAAACTCTCTGGAAATCGCCTTATTTAATACGATTAGATCTTTCAATACAGTGGCAGCCGCCGTTTCTTCTTTATGGTGTAGAACCGCGAAAACCACGTTTTCTCTCTCCTTCATTCCAGATAGTGAGCGTACGTTCTGCCTACTTATTTCATCCTTTAGGGTAACTTCGTTATTTAAGTCTAGCTTTAATGATTTTAGTCGTCTGAAAGAAAAACCAAAATCCTTTTTCTTATCAAATACTAGCTTCCAAATCACATACTTATTTGTGTTTATGGAATTTGTTATGATGAATATCTCGTTTTGTTGATGTATCTTAGGATTCACAAAAAAGATTTCCATGTTCTCTAAAAAATAGTTTTGAGATTCCATGTAATCAATCAATAGACTTAAGAAAACATAATTAGCGTTTCTAAATACTTCTACTGTTTCTGAGTTAGAATCCTCATAAACCTTTTTTAAATCGTCTCTGATCTTACGAATTCTTTCTTCCTTCCAGATAGGATTCATCTTAAAATCAAAAAGGTTTCCTTCAATCGCTAAGGTATTTAGGTTTAGACTATGGAACAACACCTCATAAAAATAAGAAAGATTTCCTTCTTCAAGGTCTTTTTTGTACTTTTGTGCAGCCGCCAATAGGACATAGCTAAAGTATTCAGAATCTATGCAGCCTCCTTTAAGGAGCCATAGGGAATCCAATATTTCCTTTTTTCTGGTCATGATATATTGTTATTTATTTGTACTAAGAAAAAGGTATCAGTTTACCCTTGCTTTCTAAAATAAATAAAATAAAGCATTAAAGCAAGCATGGTACAGACTACCGTAAAGCTCTTAATAGATTCGCAGAACAACTCTTTGACTTTTAGTAAGAATTTTAGAATATTTTCTACTAATGATCCTGTCAAGGGCATCGTTGAATTTACTGAGTTTATTGAAGACCTAATATATGGTTCGCCTGGTTCGATCGACCTGACTAATCTAGTTAGAAAGATAAGATACTCTAGAAACAAGTTAGACTGGTCTCTCTGGTACGTTGTCGAACCTGGAAACATAGGTGACGCTGCCAACATGATCTTGGATGCGACTGATCCTTTTTATTTTCAGGTAAAGTATGAATATGATGACGGTACAGCTAATGAGATGCCGACCATCATCCAAGTAAACGAGATAAAACTTAGGTTTAAGGCTGCTCCTGGCACGGTTAACGTGTTTGCGCCAAGCATTAGTTGTTCAAACGAGACATATTCATCAATCATCGCTAATCGTGATCCAAGCTTTAGGCCTTATGAAGTAGACAGCGCAATCAATATGTTTAAGGACCTCTCGTTCTTTACCAATCAGATATATGGCCATCAGGTCGTCTATTTTAGGACCTTGCCAGAGTCGGATAGTGGAGATTATGTCTTCAAGGAATGGACACTATATAAGAACGTTGACCGTAAGTGTGCGAAAGTTGTTGTGCCAAATAATGCCTTTCCGGAAAACACTCCAAAATACACAGAGTTTGGCTTAGACTTTCAAATGCCGTTTGAGATTCACATAGACCACAAGTATTTTCAATCGATCTTTGGTTCGTGTTCAGAGCCTAGAAAAAGAGACTTTCTCTATTTCCCACTAGTAAACAGAATGTACGAGATTCAAGGATCCTACTTAAGTCGAGGATTCATGATGGAGCCAATCTTTTGGAAGATCCAGCTTAAAAAGTTCAGTCCAAACATCGATATGTTGCTTACTGATACTTCAAGAAGCTTCTTAGATAACGTAATAGTTAATGCCGAGCAACTGTTTGGTGAAGAGGTGGAAAAAGACATCAAAGACGGCACAATGCCAGAACAATATAAAAAGATCACAACGACCTTTGATTCATCAAGAAAAGCAATCCATCCAGACGTGATACAGAGACCTTTAAAATACACTTTCAATTTTGCACCTTTAATTGAAAATTATTACGACTTGGGCGGGGTTCCAGCAAATGAAGTAATTGCAGAGCTTCTTTCAGAATCTCCAGTAATTTCAACTACTCAGTCGATTGAAAATCTACCTAACTTAGACAGTCATACTAACCCTTCAAACGACGTGATAATTGCATATGAGTCAAGTAAGCTTTATACTACTTGGAGAAACAATGGACTCTTAACAAACGATAAAAACGTTAAAAATTCTAGTTTTAGATACTGTCGAGTTAGAGGACCGTTTGATAGCATTCCAAACCATCAAGGAACATCAGAATCAGGTAGATTCATCAGAATAGAAGCATATCGTGACCTTAGTTTTAAGGATCAGCGCGACATCTTAACAGAGACGGTTGCCGGCAAGACTACTGCTACTTTTAAGTCAAGAGAACCTGCCATTATTTACAGTGCATTGCCTAAATTTAATGACACAACCGATAGAAACCTAAGCTTCACTTGTCTATTTAACGTTCCTAGTTCAGGAGGACCGATTAATTTTATCGACGGTTTTGATAGTGACAGTCAGTCTGGAATCCAGATAACTGGTAACTTTACTAGATATATTAGTACTGAACCTGAGGGTCTATTGAACATAAGTGTTAAGGTTAATTCACAAGTTAAGAACTATTCGATTGCAAACTTCATTAGCGGCCAGTGGCATGCACTTGTTGCCTCAATCTCTAATGAGTTCTTACAGTGTGCTACTTACGTCTATAAGATAGTTGAAGATCCTAGTGACATCATAAATCACAACGATTTTTTACCAATCTTACAAGGAACATCTTCTTTTACCCTGACACAATTTGACTTAGATCAAAATTACATATTGCCTAATTCCAATCTCTTGATAACTAACATCAGAGTCTTTAACACAATGTTGAAGGAAGAAGAGCACGATTTCATCTTAAGTCAGCAGTTTCTTAAAGACGAATCGATGTTGGTACTTATCGATAACTGTAGAGTACAGACTAACTTACCATACATCGCTAAAAACAGATAATACGCATGCAGAGATCAAACAACGAAAACATAAGAAACAACAACGTTCAAGACGTTTTTCTAAGAAATGCAACCCTTGCCTTATTAGATTTATTGAATCGGGAGATCATAATTTACTTGAAACGTGGAGACGAAGTTGAGGAGCACTCAGTTCCAATCTTTTACAATTTTGGAGGAGATGAAGGATTCATGAAAGACTTCTTCTTGGAACTCCCAACTGACTGTCATTATCCTAATTTTGCAGAGGGAAACTATGAACAGATGCCACGTGGAGTAATAACATTAGACTCCTTTCAAATAAAGACTGGCGACCTAACTAATAAGTTTGTCAGGGGTAGTTTTAACCAGGAAACAAGAGACGATGATGGTCAAAAACAAGTAAAAGCATACTCGTCTAGGCTTTTTGTCTTACCTATGAGTTTGACGTATTCAATGAAGATCGAGAGTGACAACATCAACAAGACCTTCAAGATAATCGAAAGGATCTTTGATTTCTATTACAAGAATCAAGTCAGATACTTTCAGTTTAGAGGGACTCGAATTCCGATGCAGATAACTTTTCCTGAGACTGCACAGTTTCAAAAGAGTTACAACTTTACCTATGCAGATAATAACGTTGTCACTACATCTTTATCGCTTGCAGTAGAGACCTATTTCCCTAGTTTTGACGATCACTCTACTTTCTATAAAGGTAATAAGATTGACCAGTTCAACTTACGTCAGGGTCAAGCTCAGACGGGCTCGACACTAAGCGATTCATGGATCGACATTGACTTTCCACCAAGCGAATAAATAAAGATAGATGGAGACTAGATTTAAGACGTTTACTCAATACTTAGTAGAGAAAGAGATATTCTCTGAGGCCATGCAATATCACGTGAAGAACGGTCTTTCGGTGTTAGAATCAATCTATCGACCTGGTAGCAAGGCCCATCTTGATTTACTTTGTGAGGCACGGCTTGCCTTTGATTCTAATAAGATTGCCTTTGATGGAATAGATCTCAAGCTTTTGACTGAAACTGATTTAGGTATTACTGGAATCTATCAAGGTAGAAAGGTAGTCTTAGACGTGCCTCTTGAAATCATTGATTTGAATGAAGAGAAGTCACCTAAGCTGAACTATCCTAAAAGGGGAGGAGCTAAGAAGTATCACGTGTATGTTAGGAATCCAAAGAACGGTCGAATCATGAAGATCGCGTTCGGTGACGTTCATGGTGGACTCACAGCAAAAGTATCGAACCCTAAGGCCCGTAAGAGCTTTGCGGCTCGACATAATTGTGCAGAAAAGAAAGACAAGACTAAGGCTGGTTATTGGGCCTGTAGAATAAACAGATACGCCCACTTATGGGGTGGAAAAACATATCCTGGCTACTGGTGATGATTTATCAAGACTTAGACATAGATGAGACTATTGTGATTCGCACCTTTGATGAATCGATTGATCCTATTGAGCTAAGGTGGCATAGGGACGACGAGCACAGGACAATAGTATCAACCGACTCTAGTGACTGGATGATACAATTAGAAAACAAATTACCTCAATCATTAGAGACTCCAGTCTTTATAGAAAGAGGAGAATGGCATAGGCTGATAAAAGGAAATGGAAAACTGGAGGTTAAAATAATAAAGAGCTATGAATAGTGCAAATAAGTCATTTACTGATTTTGCAGAGACTAGAAAGGCAGGAGCCCAAAAGATAGTAGATAACGCTAAAGAAAAAGGTGGCCTTGCTCTTCTTACATGGCACCATTTTAAGGTTAAGCTCCCATACTACAAAAAGGCAGAAGCTGGGAAGTTCGATCTTCGTGAAGCCGAGAAAGAGTTTAAGGAAACTTACAAAAAGATCTCATCTTCTATGTCTCAAATAGATTTCCAAACCGAAGTCGGTCGACTTGAGGTTCTTGGAGAGTTAATAATCAAAGAAAAAACAAATGGTTCACGCAAGATCAAAGAGTCTAAGATTTTGAACTACGATGATTTTTTAACTGAAAATAAAAAATCGCCAGACTGGCATGATTCTAACGCGCCCGATGCTAACGGTAAATTTAAAGAACTTGGAGTAAGAGCACTAGCTGAATGGTTGATTAGAACTAGGGGCGGAGACATGCGTAAGATCACAGGGAGCCTAAACCAACAGATCGTCTTTAATAGAAACGATAATCCAAGCTATGCTAAAAAGATGGAAAGCGTTCGTGAGGAAGTTAAGCGCCAATTAGCTAAAAGAAAAAAATAAAAGAGATGATTCTTACATTTGATCAATATTGCATTCTTGAGAGCAAAAAACAAAAGGCTAATCCTAGAAACTATAAGGCCCCTGAAGGTAGTGCCCGCGATAGGAAACTAGATAAAGCAAAGGAGCTTCTTAAGTCTGGGCATGATGAAGAGGCTTATCGTCTTAGGGACGAAATGGAAAAGGCAGAAAGAGAAAAAAAGGGCTTTAAAAACACTCCACGTAAGGATTCTAAAATCAATGAAGCCAAATCAAGTAATTTAAGTAAAGAGACTCTAGCTAAAATCAGAGCAGTTGCAACCAAGAAGGGTTATTCGTTTGCTGATTTAAAGCAAGAATATGTCAAGGGACTAGGCGCATATTACTCTTCAGGTTCTAGGCCAGGCATGACTGCACACCAATGGGCAATGGCCAGAGTAAACTCAGCAAGCCCTAGTAAGTCTTGGGCAAATGTCAAAAAAGTAAAATAAAATATGCTACTTAACGTAAGACAAAATGGATTCATATTCTCTTTTCCGCCAGACTTCTTTGCACCGGAAATAAAGGAAAAATACAAGCAGTATTTTCAGAGCTTGATCCTGCCATATGACACGATTGAAGAGTTCATGTCATCAACCGTTCAATCAATAAATTGGCCAGGCTGGACGATGCAGACTGTTCCTCAAACTCGTATATTAGGTAAGCAACAAGACTATAAGAGTTCTAAACAAGTGGTGGACCAATTCACCAGAGAGTTTACAGTAACCTTTAAGATGACAGATGCCTATCTAAATTACTTCATCTTCTTGGAAAACAGTCTAAAATACTTGGATTTTGCAAATAAGGAACAGACCTTTTCACCGATGAGGCTTTCCCTATTAGACAATGAAGGTTACTTAGTTTCTTCGATAATCTTCAAGAGTCCGATCTTAACTTCACAGGATGGATTCAACCTTTCATATAGCACAAACACCCCTGACTTCAAGACGTTTACCGCTAAGTTCACATACTTTACGTTCGATATTGAATTGGACTTTAACTAATATATTTAGTCCCGTCAAATAGCAGGCCAGGTTTAGACCTAACTGCCTTGCCGTTCATAAAATATCGTTCGATCTCAACGATTACATCCTTACCTGAAATAGATTTGGTGCATTCAAACTGACGGTTCGTTCCTTTATGCTTAGGACACCAATTCCAATCTCCTGGATCCAGTCGACTCCAATTGAAGCAGCCGTTGCATA